ATATTAAAATGTTCAAGCCTTTTGGCTCAACAATTTCCGAACAGACTTTGCCTGATAATTTAGTCAAGGATTTTTTAGCCGACCTTAAAATGATTAGAGCTTTACCTCCTGAAGAAAGACAGCGATATTCATTTGCTCATAAGTTGGTATGTTGATGGATGGAATTGAATTGATTTATTTTCTGCACTACGAACCAAGCCGAATTGATTACAATACGTTTCACTTTAAAATCAGGATAGATGGTCTGGCAATATTCGGCAATGCAAGTATCAAGAACAGATTTATGTTTTGCAAAAACTGCTGGCGTAACCATGTATTCACTCTCAACCGAACCCACCAATTTATGAGCAAATGAATATCGCTGTCTTTCTTCAGGAGGTAAAGCTCTAATCATTTTAAGGTCGGCTAAAAAATCCTTGACTAAATTGTCAGGCAAAGTCTGTTCGGAAATTGTTGAACCAAAAGGCTTGAACATTTTAATATCAATACTATTTTTCATTTTAATTTTGTCCAACTATTTTAGTTTTATCTTCCATAATTTTTTAATGTATTCTTGATGTGTGTCTTAATATCTTTCTCCGTAGAGATAACGGTCAAAATATCGATGCCACTGTAAAATTTAGACAAAGAATTTTGGCTTAATACTAAGCTGCCTCCACTTGTAACTAAAGCAAACTGGGAACAGCCACACAAACTAATACAAATAACGAATATCAAACCTATTTTTTTCATTGTCTTTTATCTTTCATATTTAAACTTTTCTAAAGGAGTTAATTTATCCTTTCCGATAGACCAAACATGGGGTCTTGAATTGTGTCCGAAATTTGTCCATTGCCCTATTCTCTCCACATTTTGAGGAGTTGCATAACCAGCACAATAGAACGTAGGGAAATTATCCAGTACCAGAAAATAATAGTCATCCTTTTTTCTGTTTTTTCTTACAATTAAATTGTGTGTTTTTTTTGTCATTAATTGTGAACGCACTTGAACCGACTTGCCATTAATAACTAAATCCGATCCATGAAAATTATTAACACTATGACTAAAGTATGTTTCACACATTTTAGCTAAAGCCATTTCAGCTAACGCACCGCTAATGGTCATTCCCCACTTGGTATAGGTATCAAAATTAGCTCCATGTCCCCAGTCAATTCCTTGACGTAGGCTTTCGATTTCTCTGGTTAAACCTGTCGTTGCACCAGCTAAAATCTCCTCCCACTTTAAAGTAATCTTATTCATTTCAATAGCCTTTGAAAAACATTTAACAACTTGGGATTGTGGATTAATAATCTAACAAAACTCTCACTTAATTTATCTACCAACTTTTCTTCGCCACATTTACCCACATTAATATTGTCTTTTGAACATAGCAGGTGGTAAAGCTCATGTAGAAAGGTTATGAGGACATTTTTCATGGACTGATTTTTATAAATTAAAATTTCGTTATCGGCTGGAATAAACATGCCTACGCAGTTTAGATCTTGTGATTCTTTTCTCCCAATATACCTTATCTTGATGATGTGTCTTTTATATTGAATGGTTTTGGGGAGCATTAGATTAAATACACTATGTAGGCGATCATGTCTATTGACTTTCATTACCTTTTCTGTCAATAATCCGTCATCAAATGTTGAATGTAAAAGATAGATTTACTGACCTTGCTTTTATGCAGGGCGATTTCCAAAAGGTGAATACCTCATCATCACAGACGGCACTCCCTAATTGGTTGTGGTATATTAAATATCCTTTAGCCCTTCATCTCCAATTTAAACCTGAAAGCCCATCCATTTCTTTCATGTCAGGCACAGCCATTCATAGATATTTTCAGAATATTTTAATGGGAAAAATGAAGATTACCGATGTTGAAAAATTTTATAAAAATATACTGGAACATAATAAATTTTCCGAAAAAGAATATACTAAAGGAACATTCATTTTAAAAATTATAAAGAAAATGGTATCGGATCATCTTGATATTCTCAAAGAAATTTCAGGGGATAAGATGAAAGATTGGGAGGTAGAAGTTTCTTTTTCTGAATGGTACAATGATACCTACATGGGTCAAACTTTAAATATTGCCAATGAAGGTTCGATTGATTGTTGTAATAGATCCCTTAAAATATTTACCGAACATAAAAATAGATTTCCCTCTGTTTATTTAAGCACTGCCGATAAAAATAAGAACAAAAAAGTTTATAATAGAAGAAAACCAAACAAACTAAAATCTCCACAATTCACCCACCTAATTGCAGTAGCAATGTATTCCAACCATCTGGGCAAAAACTATGAGGCTGCTTTAATTTATTGTGATGAAGATGGTGCGATTCTTTTTAACAAGCATAATTGCGATGAGCTAAAACCTGAAGGATTAAAATATTATTATAACAAATTTATTCAGATTAATATTCAGCGACAGGAAATGTTGAGGATGGCACAGGGCGATATAAAAAAGTTGGCTTGTATGGTTGGGGTGGACTGGTCTGAGATTAAAAAATATAAAGATAATCTTTTTCTCTCTCACATGCAGGATGAAGACATACATAAAATAGAAAGGTTTTATGAAACACTTTAAATATCAGGAAGGCAACGGACTTACCGATGAAGACATTAAAAGAATTATAAACAGTGAGGTTTTGGATAAACAGATAAAGGATAAAGCTAGAACTATTTATAAGGAAGAAAGAAAAAAAGAAGAAGATAAAGTTCTTGAGGATTTTGTTAAGAAGAATGGAAGGGAAGGAATAAAATGATAGATGAAAAAATAAAAAAGATATTAGAAAAATTTAAAATCAATTCAGAAAAAGCATTATGGGATTGTCATGGTACACAAATTATGTACCACCGATACATCGAAGAAATTGGAGCTAGTGCTGGGGTTCAAGTCATTAATTATGAAACCATCAAAGCTGATGAAAGCACAGCAATTGTTAAATGCCATGCAAGGTTAGGAAAAGTAGATCAGTTCTCCTATGGGGAATGTAGTCCAAGAAATTCTAAAAATGCCTATCCTGTGGCTATGGCTGAGAAAAGGGCATTTGACAGGTGCGTTTTAAAATTGGTGGGATTGCATGGTCATGTCTATGCCATTTCTGAAATGCCTGATGAAGATAATGTTAAAAAGAAAATGGAAACAAATAACCAGCCTTGGCTTCAAAAACAAGACGGCAGCCTTGTTCCACTGGTACAGGCCAAACCTAAAGCAACAACAGGAAATAATAAAATTGATTCTTTATTTATCAAGACCAGCTTGGAGGTTATCCAAAATGGAATTGATAAAAAGGAATTTAAAGACTTGAATTTTAAGGTAGAAAAACTCAAGGCGTTAATTCATAAGGATGGTTTTTGGGATTCATTTGCCAAGACTGATGAATTTAAAACATTAAATAAAATGAATCTAATAATTCGTTCACATATAAACCAACAAAGGAGGCTATAAATGGCGTTTGAATTAAAGGAAGGTGAAGGCTATCTTAACAGGGATAATGAAAATCCTGAAAAATTTTGGGGGTCTTACAAATTAACCAAAGACATGAAAAAAGGAGAAACTATCAACCTCACCGAATATATAAATACCAAGGAAGACGGTAAAGTTGTTCATAAATTGATGGAGAGAAAGCCTAAACAGGCTTAACTTCATTAATAAGGGTGCTGGACTCCTCTCTTAATTTTAGTATCTCCAGCACCCCTTAAAATTATGGAAACTATTTTAATATTTATTTATTTAACGACAGGGGAAATATACAAGGTTCCCATTTCTTTAGGATTGGGTCAAACTTGTAATGAAAAATTGATGGAAATAGTCAAAGACAACGAAGAAGGTAATGGAGTTTTATACAGGGGGTCGCAAGTTGCACTTCACTACTGCAAAACAACTAAAGGAGAATGGATTAAATAATGTTAATGGATTTAAAAAGCGAAAGAGATAAGTTGCTTAAAAAATTAAGAATATCAAATATTAGGGTTGAGGAACTGGAAGAAGAAAATCATAAATTAAAAATGAGTTCACCTGAAATAAAAAAAGCCAAAGAAGAAATAGAAAGTTTAAAAAAAGAAATGGCTATTATAAAGGAGGAGGGTCAATCTGAATCAATAAGAAAAGATAAAGAAATTGGAAGGCTGATGAAAAAAATAAATGACAAACGATAATATAAAATACTTTAATAAAGGTAATAAAGAAAAAATTGTTGAACAACTTTTAAAAAATAAAGAAGATGACTACGGACACTTTCCCAACAACTGTTATGTGGTTGCCAAATTTATAAAGGGTGTGTTGGACATTGTTAATAAAAAGGAAATTATCGTACCAGACACTTTAGTTCCCCAGCTTATGATTGTGCTTAAATTAACTAGGACTATTAATGATGGTACAAAAAAGAATCTTTATAAAACCGATACCCACTCCGACATTGATGGCTACAACTATTTATTAAAAGAAATGATGAAAGTTGAAGACATGAAGGATAAAAATGAGTACGAATAGCAGGATCTTTTACAGTCCACAGATTAAAAAGATTATTAGTTTTATGTCTAAATACCACCATGAAAATGAATCATGGCCAAAATTAGATGAGATTGGCAAAAGTATGAGGGTAACTAAACAGAGAATTGGTATCTTGTTAAAACAGGCTGAAAAATTGGGATTGGTGGAATCCCACAATTTTTTCATGAGGAAATATAGCTTGAATAATTCTAGTAAAGATAGTAAATTGAAGGTCAACAACACCTATGAAGTATAAGAAATTATATAACTATGAACTAACGGCAGTTGTTGAGGAGGACTTTGATAGTGCTGAAAAGGCAGCAAAACAAATGGAAGC